TACAGAAACTTTTGAGGGACTGAAGGAGATTCGCAATGATTGGGGTAATAAGAAAAGGACGATAGAATTACATAAGCTCGGTAGTGAAGTTTTTAGGCCAGATAAAAACAGTGTAGATTTTTGTTTCACCTCACCACCTTATTTTGATTGGGAGAAATATTCTGATGAAGATACACAATCATATAAGAAGTATGATACTACAGAACTTTGGGTGGAGGAGTTTCTAAGGAAAACAATAGAAAATTGTTATTATGGGTTAAAGCCCGGTTCTATTTTAGCATTGAATGTTGCTGATACAAAGAGAATTAAAAATTTTGAATCTGAAACTGTGCGCCTAGGAAAGGAAACTGGCTTTAAACTTACAGATACTTGGCATCTTCAATTATCTTCACAAACAGGAAAACCCAAACATGAGCCAATTTTCCTTTTTAAAAAATGAAACACGCAACTACAGAAGATTTTGAAAAAGTTAAAGAGATTTTCTATCAATATAGAGATATATTTCCTCACATTAGAACTGATTTTATAAAGCGTGAGATTGCAGCTAATCGTTGTATTTTTGAGAATGGGGTTATTATCACTTATAAGATTTATAAACGTCCCCAGAAAATAGGTACGGTCTTGGCTCTCAAGGATCATTGTTTGCTACAGCAAATAGTTAAGGATAAAAATGATGAGAAAGCAAATGCAGCGAAAACTTTACAATGTTTTTTTGATTACATTAATACATTAGTTTGGTTGTCCGTGCGTAGAGATAATATTGTAGCCAAAAGTTTTTATACAAAGATGGGAATGTCTTTAGTGGGAGAGCACAATTGGTCTAAAGGATCTTTACCAGGTGATGTTTATCTATATAAGAATGAAGGAAGTTTAGTTTGGCTATGAAAAATCAAGAACCTCCATACCAATTAAAACATTATCTTAATGCTATCAATCATCAGAAAATTGATTTGATGGATAGTGAAGATGAATTTTGGGAAAAGAGATACCCTGCCTTTATAGTAAACAAGGCATTATCTTCTTTCCCAGATTGTATTTTGTTTGTTAATGAAATGAATAAAATGCATCACCTTGATAAGAACCTTCAATTTCAATTTTTACTAAATAGTATAAGACCCAAAAAGAGATTTAGTAAGTGGATTAGGTCTAACAAGATTAAAAATCTTGATTATGTTAAAGAGTATTATGGTTATAGTAATGAAAAGGCTAGACAAGCTCTTGATATATTAACTAATGAACAAATTGATTATATAAAAAAAATAATAAGTCGAGGTGGAAAAAATGGAGTTGGTGGAATGGGATCCAGGATTGATGTTAGAAGTCCGCCTAAAGGATCCGGATGATTTTCTAAAAATTCGTGAAACATTATCCCGCATAGGAGTATCTTCTCGCAAAGAGAAGAAGTTATACCAGTCTTGTCATATTCTACACAAACAAGGTCTTTATTTTATAGTGCATTTTAAAGAATTGTTTGCGCTGGATGGAAAGCAAGCAAATTTGTCGCAAAATGATGTAGAGCGCAGAAACGCTATAACAAAATTGTTAGAAGAATGGGACCTTTTAGAGATTGTTGGTATAGCTGAACCGAGAGCACCGTTATCCCAAATAAAGATTTTATCTTTTAGGGAAAAGGACGAGTGGGTCTTGGAAACAAAATATAATATTGGAAAGAAACGTGATGATTAAATTATTGAGAATGCAAAGTGGTGAGGATGTATTAGGAGAATTGTATGAAACTGAAACGAGCTATCGTATAGAGAACCCTGCCGTACTAATGCCTATGCCAGACGGTAGAGGAAATACAATACAGATGGGTATGGTGCCATGGCAGCCTTTTAGTAAAAGTAAAGAGTTTTCTATTGCAAAGGATTGGGTAGTAACTGTATCAAACCCCTCTCAAGAAATTGAAGATAACTACCGTAGAGTTTTTGGTTCTGGTATAGCAGTACCACAGCCAAAAGTTTTAATGGGATAATAAATGACAAATTCATTTTCAATGGTTCGTAAAGCCAGAGGAACTTTGGCTGAACAGAAAAAAGAATCTAAAAAACCAGATCCGTATAGAGTAGTTATAATTTCTGAAAAGCCTCAGAAGAATGAATATTTCTATACGGCTGGAAGAATAACAGAAGAAGGTGAAAAATTAGGACATGAAGTTTATGTAGTTAATGTTGATGGGGCTTATATCAAATTGACAAATGATAAAAGAACAATACATAATTCAGATGATGATAAAGGGTTTGATATTACAAGTACGGATACCGTTGTATTTGTTCGTGGATCAGTTAGATTAAAAGAAAGTTGGTTAGATTTAATTTCTCTATTGGGAAAAACAGGTGTCAGTCGAGGTCATGGCCTTTGTCTTGTAAATGATAGAGAAACTATAGAAATTTGTTCTGACAAATATAGATCCTATGTAAGATTAGATGATTTTGGTTTGACACAACCAAAAACAGTTTTAGTTCCAAATAAAGAAGGCTTGAAAAGAGCTGTAGAAACTTTAGATAAAGATTTTCCAATAGTTCTGAAAACATTGAAAGGATCGAAAGGCGTAGGTGTTGTATTCATAGAGTCTGAAAGGTCTTTAGACGCTATTGTACAGTTGATTTTTAATCAGGATGAGAATGCTGATTTATTGATACAAGAGTATATTAAAACAGATTATGATGTAAGGGTTTTAGTGCTTGGTGGTAGAATAATGTCATCTATGAGGAGAGATGTAATAGAAGGAGATTTTAGATCGAATTTTTCCCGAGGCGGAAAGGTTAGTAAGTTTGAATTGACAGATTTAGAAGCAGAACAATGTATATTAGCAGCCAAGGCTGTTAATGGACTTTGGACAGCAGTAGATTTTATAGTATCAGAAGATAGAAAAAAAATACCTCCTTATATTTTAGAAGTTAATCATTCTCCAGGTACAGAAGGTATAGAGAAAGCATCTGGTGTTAATATATGTAAAGAACTTATACAATTTTTTGACGATCCAGAAGTAAGGAGAAGGGTCCCATCTCAAGTTGGATTTTTAGAAGTATTAAATATAAAACCTTTTGGCGATATTGTTGCTAAATTTGATACAGGTAATGCTTTGTTACCAGTTATTCATGCTACAAATTTAAAAATAAAGGGGGAAAAAGTTACTTGGGAGTTATTGGGTAAAACCATTACTAGTGATATTGTTAGAGTTTTAAAAGTGAATTTAGGTGGCTTACGAGATTATATTGAAGAAAGGTTTGTAGTAAAATTGGATGTTGAATTTTTAGGACATATTTACAAAGAAGTTGAATTTACTTTAGATGATAGAAAATCTAGAAGTAAAATTTTATTGAATCGAAGCCTTATGAGAACTTTTAATGTGATGGTAAACCCGGATAGGAAATATATTGTAACAACTAAAAAAGTTCTATGAAAATTTTTAATGAGTTTGAGCCTACTTTTTCTATTTTATTTTTAGGCGACATTATGAGTCATAATGGAATACCTGATGATTTTTTAAAATATATAAAAAAAGAGTTACGATCAGTAGATTTTTGTGTAGGTAATTTGGAAACTATATTTGGAGGAAAACCTTATTCAGGTAATATTCCATTTAGTGCTCCAGATTCTTTAGCTTCAACACTAAAAGATTTTGGTATAAATTGTTTAGTAACAGCCAATAATCATTCAGCTGATAGAAGTTCGCAAGGAATAGATAGAACAATAGATGTATTAGATAGATTAGAAATTAAGCATACAGGAACTTTTAAAAGTGAAGAGGAAGTATCTCCATTAATTTTAAAAAAAAATAATGTACGAGTAGCCATTTTAAATTATACTTGGGGTATAGAACTTCCATATATTCCAAAACCTCAAGTTGTAAATTTGATTGGAGATAAATCAGATATTACAGGAAAGGATATTCATCCTAAAAATATTAATTATCAAAGTATAAAACAAGATATTGTAAATGCTAAAAATATTTCAGATAAAGTAGTTGTATTTTTTCATTGGGGAGATCAATATACTTTTGAGGCTAATGAAAATCAAATATCATTAAGTAATTTTTGTTTCGATACTGGGGCAAGTATTGTTATAGGAGCCCATCCTCATGTAATACAAATGTCTTATTGGGATCAAAAAAATGATACTTATGTGGCATATTCTTTAGGTAATTTTATATCAAATCAATCGAAAGAAAATACAGATGAAGGATTAATTGTTAAATTAGATATTGGTAAAAATAGAATAGAAGGAGTAAAAGAAAATAAAATTACTACAAAACAATATGTAATTAATAAAGCTCCATATGAAAAGTTTATTGATGAATTTTATCAAGCAATAAAAGATACACATAACATAACTAATGTTGGAAGAATTAAAGTATTTATTCCAAAATCATCGAATTATAAACCAGGAAAATTAATAACTAGCGGTGTTCAAGGAGATGAACCAGCAGGTCCAAAGGCATTATTAAACTGGGTAAAAGCTAATAAAGTTCCTTCTAATGTTTATTTTATACCTATATTATCACCAGAATCTTATTTAAATAAAACTCATTTTAATAATTCTGGAAGAAATGTTAATTTAGAAATACCTCACAATTCAAGTAGAGAAATAAGTAACTTAATACAATCAGATGGCTTTTTAAAAATAATGAGTAAGGGAGGATATCTTTCTTGTCAGGAAGATCCAAAAAGAGATGTTGCTTATTTGTTAGTATGGAAAAATAATAAAGTATTAGCTTCAAGGTTTTTAAAAATTCTTGGAGATAATTTTAAATTGAGAGAAGATTCTGATGAAGGAATTAGAACAAAAGATATGATAGAAGATAATACCACATTAGGAGCTTATTGTGCTGAATTGGGAGCTCCATTTTCTATAACAATAGAAACTCCTGTGAAGAATACAGATTTAGGAAAACGTATTGATACACAGGTGAAGATGATTGACAAATTTATAAATTTATGATATAATGGTTGAATGAAAGATTTTTATATTAATGTTATTCAGCGTGGAAATAATCTCCTCATTCGTGAGTTTAAAGACGGGAAAAAAGTAAAACGTAAAGTACGGTATAAGCCTACGCTTT